GCCTCTGACAAGAACGCGCCGATCTTCACCTTCACGTTATCAATTGACGACCCCAGCCGATCATAGGTGGCCGCGCTCGTGTTGGTGCTATTCGTCAGCACATCTTGACTGATCCCAAGGTTGTTGAGTTCGGCATCTAAGGCTGCGATCTTGGTGGTGGCGTCGGCTCCGCTACTGGCAATCGCCTTGAGGCTTGGCGAGAGTTCAAAGCGCTCAATCAGGCTCTTTGCAGCAGCAGCGTTATCACCTGACAGAAACTCTTTTAACGCAAAGTTCGCGCCCGCAATGCCTTGCGCGGGATCGACCACTGATAATCGCCGCGCAATGTTATCGAGATTGGAGAGTTCAACGCCCGTTCGGTTGCTGAGGTTGACCAGCGCGCCGAGGCCCTTCAGGCTCTCTTCTAACGACCCACCATACTTGCGCTGCCCATCCTCAGCAAGGGCGAGTACTTCGTTATAGCGTTCGGTACTGCCGGATAGGGCGCGTGTGGTGGCTTCTGTCTTTTCGAGGCTGTTGGCGGATTGGATCGCGTCAGCGCCGAATTGCAATATCTGTTGTGCGCCGAATGCAATGCCCAGACTGCCCAGCGATTGGGTCAGACCATCAAAGGATTGTTTCAGCCCGCCCACGTTGGATTGTACGCGCTCTAGTTGGGTTGCCGCCGCAATAGATTGGCGGGTTTGACCTTCCACCGCATCCAGTGCTTGGCGGAGTGTGTTCTGTGCGCCCGCTGCATCGCCCGAGGCTTGCTGCAATCGTGCCACGGCCTGTGCGTATTGCAGCAGATCGCGCTCGGATCGGCTGGCGCTCGTGCCACTGGCCCCGAGTGCTTGCCCGGTTTGCTCCACATCGCCGCGTGCCTTGGCAGCCGTGCGGCTAATGGCTTCTAAGGCATCAGCGATCTTCGGATCGGGGGGCGGGAGGCTGGGGGCTTCGCGGGGTGCTTTGGCGAACTTCTCAAATTGCGAGTTCGCTTCCGCCAGCCCCGCTGCGAGCTTGCTCAGATCGGGGATAATCTCGGCTTTTAATTGTCGGAGTTGAACGGCCATTTAGTCTCGCATCGCTTTTGCACTTCGTTCGGCACTGAGCGCCACCCAGATTCGCCGTGCCCAGAGTTGCCCGCGTTCACTATCCCAATAATCAAGCGATTGCGCGGGGTAGAGCCGACTTAGCACAATGTTGCTGTACCAGTACGGCTCGTAGCCATCCGCCCCGTTGAGGCCCAGCCACGCGGTTAAGGCGTCGCGGCTGTCTGTTCCCCCAAAAAATCGTCCGCAATCGCCCCCAGCACGGCGAGCAAGAATTGCACATCACCGATCTGGCCGATCAACTCGCGCCACGCATTGACGTACACGGCACGAGCAAGGGCTGCATCGGGCTGGAATGGTTTGCCGTCGTCATCCTCAATATCCCACCCCGCCAATACATCGGCCAACACGTCAGCGAGCGGACGATCCTTGAGTGCGGATCGCCATGCTTTGGTGACGTGGTGCGGGTAGTAGGATAGGTTGACCGGCTCGTCTTTCCAGTAGAACCGCACCGCTGCGGGCGGCATGCTGTTGATTTTGGAGAGTTTCATAAACTGGTCAACGCATTCTGCACAACCACTTGTACCGCGTTCCCCCACGTTGAGTCATAGCTAATCTTGCCGCTGTACTCACGTGCTAAGAGCTTCTGTTCGGCCTTCATCTCTTTCACGTCGTCAATGATCAAACAGATCGTGACTTCGTAGTAGTAGGTGAAGCCCGTTTCAATCGTGGCCCCGGTGGCATAGCCGCGAATGAACACCTTTTCCCCCACTCGTGCTGAACTGTAGAACTGCTCGCCTGCATCGTCTGCGCCCACGATGAAGCTCACAGGTGCAGTGAGTTGGTCGGTCACATACCCTGAGAAGCCATCAACACTGGTATCCATTCCGGCGAAGATGTCCCACCGTGCCCCAATCCCCCACTTGACGTTAAAGATGCGGGTGAACTGGTTCAGCGTCAGCGCGGCGTCAGCCTGGCTCCGCCCGTAGTACCAGTTGAATTGGTTGCCGAGGATCGGCACCAAAGCCAGGGTAGAGATGTTGGCCGATGGCGGGAGTGGGCTGAATGCGCCAGCGGGCGATGTACCACCCGTTAAGGCGGTGCCTAGAATGGTCAACGCAGGCGCAGGGTTGGTCAGGTACGTGCCAGCCATCTGCACGAATTGGGTATTACTGGGCAGCGCCGATCCGCTAAACGTGATGTCGCCACTCGCAAAGCACGGAATAGCCAGCACCGCCGTTTGTACGGTCGCAGCTGAGGCGTTGTAGGCAATCGGAGCCGTGCGACAGGAGGCCAGGCGCAACCGGAAGGTACCGCCCGTTGGCGTGCCGGATGTGGTCAACGTCTGCACATCGTTGGTTGCGGGCGATGCGCCGGATGTGGTATGCACAATGCCGACCGTTGGTGATGTGCCGCCGGTCAGTTGGTTGTCGTAGAGTTCTAACACCGCTTGCAGCCGGAAGGTTGTCTCGGTGCCGCTAAAGGTGACGACCCACGCACCTGCCGATCCGGTGACGATTGCACCACCCGATCCAATGGTGGCCAGCGCCTGAAGCGCGGTCTGTACGGTGGCCGTTGAGGCATTGTAGGCAATGGCTGTCGTGACGGTTGGTTTCGCAGTGCTATCCGTTAAGGTGGAGATAATGTCAAACGTACCGCCGGTTGGTGTGCCTGAGATGGTCATCCATTGCGCCAAGTTATCCCGGATGCGCCGCCCTAAGCCAGTCAGGCCGCTCAGTTTTAGCCCGTCGTTGCGCGTGAACTCGTGCTGAATACCAGAGAACAATCCATAGTTGGCGTTCTCAGATCGCACGGTGGTGCCACTCAGAATTGCAAAGGTTTGCGGCGTATCCTCGGTGGCCTGGCTAATCGTGAACGTCCAACGCCGAGTCAAGGTTGCGCCGCCGGGCGTGCTTACGGTGACACTCTTGAACGCGCCCGAATACGGGTAGATGACTTCGGTGTAGGTGCCCACGCCTTCACCCGTAATGGTCGTGGTTTCGTTGTTGGGTAACGCAACCGTCTCGAATAATTGCCCCGATCCCTTGGCGCTACTAAATGATGGCTTGGGGGCCATGGTGAACTTGAACGATTGCAGTTCTTTGTAGCCCGAAGCCGTTAGCCCGGCCCCGGCGCTGCTTTCTGCGAGGATGAGGAACCGTTTCAGAACGGCAGACGCATCAGTACCCGGCATAACGATACTCCTTTAGGTGGCTTGGCTGATAATGCGAAACAGATAGCCCAGATGACGATAGTGCACGCCATCGGTAAACTCGGTCAGGCGAAACGATTGTTCCCTGGTGCAACTCAGGATATTCCCGCCGCTGATACTCGCTTGTGCGCGATCCAATTGGTTGACAATCCGGCTAATAATCGGGTAGGCCGTGGCGTAGCTTGGCGCGTTGACAATGGCCTTGATCAGGAGCAGGCTATCGACTGCAGCGCTATGGTCGGTGGCGGTCAGAATGTCCCTCGGCGGGCTTTGGTGTTGCCAGATGACCAGCGGATACGTAGCGCCTGCGGGTGCGAGTTCGGTATAGTAGCGACTGGCAATCAAGCCTGTCAGCGTGCTATCGGCGGCAAACACGCCCGCCAACCACGCATCGATCAACACGGTTTCAGCGCCCTCGTAGCTCATCCGTCTACCAACTCATTCCAGGCTTGCGCCAACGCATCCTCGAGTTCGCCATCGATCACTTCAATGGCTGGCTCAAAGAATGGGCGGGCGGGTAAGCGGCTGGTGCCGTAGTTCTGCGGTTCGGCGTAGGCGGCTGCAATCGCAGCAGACGCCGATCCCGGATCACTCGGCCCGACATCGCCCAACAGGTCTACATCGCCATTGCGGCCCCTGGCGGCGCTTGCAGCGGCCCCGTAGCCGCTCTGCTGGTCGGTGGTGGCGTAGGTGCTATTGGCCATGGCCCCGGTATCAAACTGCCCATTCTGGAGCATCTGCTCAGTGAACAGCGCCGCGAGCTTGGCGGCTAATCGGTTGGCGGTCTGCTGCTGCTTGGCGGCAATTGTGCTGCTGGCAATCGCCCACATGCCGCTGTCGCTGATCTCGATACCGCTCATGTGATCACCTTGCCCACCACTTTGCGCCGCGCTTCCCAGAGGCCATATGAGACAACGCCTAATACTTGGATCGTCGTGATGCCGTTGACCAGCACCGTGCTTTGGTTGCTGATCGTGGTGCGGCGTGGGATAAGCAGACTGACGACATGTGACCCCGCCGCCCGGCTCGCAATCGCTAACTCATCGGGCGCATTCCCCAGTGGCAACAACGCGCCCACGGTGGTAACGGTCGTTGGGCTGCTCGTCGTTTGCCCGCCGAACCCATCCGCCGTGGTACTGCCGGGATTGCTGATCACAATCGTGTCGGTCAGATCGTCGGCCTGTTGGATCAGCGGCGTGACATAGAAGCCCTGGCTATCATCGGGCCGCCCCGAGACGGTAAAAACAAACCCGCTTGCGGTAAGGGTGCTGGTGGCTGCTAAACTATCTTGTCCAATCCCCCACCATGGCGCGGTTTTGAGCGCCACATCGGGCAAGTTTGGCAGGTTGCGCGATCTGCCGTTTTGCAGTACCCATAATCGCCTGGTGCCCGTTGCAACCATGGACACATCACTGGTAACGCCCGCCGATGCAGGAACGGCGTAGCTCCATGCGTTGCCGCCCGTCCCGAACTGACGTGCGAGGCGCATCATGCCGCCGTAGAGTTGTTGTTGTGCGGCGCTCATACTCATCGGGTGAACCACCCCAGCCGATTGTATTGGGCGTTGCGCTGGTTTGCCCAACCCGTACCGCTATTGTCGCTTGATCCGCTGATACTGAAGCCCAGACCCGACACGCCGCCGCCCGTCGTTGACTGTTCGGTCGTTATTCTCAGCAGTTCGATCAGCACTTGCTTGCGAAGATCGGTATCATCAACGGGTGTGTAGACCGCACTGACGACGACTCCCCACTTGCCCGATCCATACCCGTAGCCATAGACCCGCTCGATCCGCCCTTCCTCATTCCAGACGTAGTAATCGGTGCTACTCAGCACTTGCGGCGCGCTATCGCCAAGAAACAGGTATTCTGAGATGCTCGTGACACTACCAATAGGCCGCTTGAGGTAGATGCTTTTTTGTCCGCCCTTCACACGCTCGGTGAGTGGCGTATCGGCGCTATAGTTTGCGCCATAGCGCCGCACGATCTCCGCCTCTTCGCGTGCAATCAGGGTATCAAGATCGACCTCAGACAAGCCAAGGCCAACCCCCAACAGTTGCACATCACTGGCGGTCAGCAGGGTCATGGTAGTCTCACCCGCACGTAGGCCGTCAGGGCGGGCGCTAAGGCGTCACACTGCGCGAGGGCTATCGTGATTGCGCCGTTGAGGACAAACGGCCCAAAGCTATTCGTGATGGCTGCGTTCGCGTTGTCGACGTACTTCTGACGCGGCGCAATCAGCGCATCGGTGTTGCTGTTGGTGAGTACCACGATATTGCCGCCGCGATCTGCGTAACTCACGGTCGTGTCAGTCGTTGCGGGCGCGGCTCCGAAGTCGAAGTAAATATCCACCAACTCCCCAGACAGCGTATCGCTGGTGGTAGTTCCGCTCGCACTGCCCGCCGATCCGGTGGTGGTTACGGCAATGGCGGTGGTTTGATAGCCTCTTCCGCTCATTTGGCACCGCGCTTTGGTTTTAATTCCGGTTCGGGCGCATCTTCGGGATCGGGATCAGGCGCAACGCCAACCGCCACGCCCTCAGCAATCAGGTTGGGGCCAGTGTCCAGGTTGACGATCTGGCCCGCTGCGTAGAATTGCTCGTTGGTGAGTGCGCCGCGAAAGTCGGTCACAAATTGGATAAGCATGACGGCCTCCTATCCAACCTGCACGTATTCGATCTCGACATACGCTTGCCCGGCTGCGGTAACCGCGACACCCGTATGGCGAACGCTGATCATGGTGTTGGCGGCGACGTAGTTAGCCGCCGCCGTCAGGGTCAGTGCGGTCACCGTGCCAACGGTCTTGGTATTCTCATATGCCGTCGCCGCGACAATCTCCGCCCCGCCCACGGTCGTGCCGATCTTGGCGTTGCCTGCCGCAACCGTGCCCGTGGTGGCGTCAACGTACACAATGCGGGCGGCCTTGATCGAAATTGGCTGCGACACGTACAGAATGACATCATCAATCGTAGTGCCTGCGCCGTTGTCAAGGTTGAACCACACGGTTTTAGCGGTTTGACGCGCCTGGTTGCCGCGTGGAATGTAGAGTTCTGACATGGATTATTCTCCACAGGGAGGGGATTGCACCCCTCCCGTTTGGCATTCAGTGCGACTAAATTGCCGCGTTATAGGTGATGGCCGACGCTTCTGTGTCGCGGTAGGCCAGGCCCACGCGGGCGGTGGCGACGATCTGGGAGGCGTCTGAGTTGATGATGTCTTGGATCTTGATCGTCATCCGGCGCTTGTAGCCGAATAGCCATTGATCCCAACGCACCGCCAAGATCGCGCCAGTCGTGTTGTTCGCACCAGATGAACTCTGATCGACCTTGCCCGCCGTGTTGACCTTACGCGGGCTGCTGGCAAGCGCGTAGGCGGCGTGCATGAATGGCGCATTCAGCACCTCATAGCCCCAGACGCCCTTCAGCATGCCATTTTCGAGGGTGGCATTCAGGAACACGTCGCGGGTTTTGACACTGGTGAGGGTCATGATCTTCCAGTTGATGTTGGCGTCAATCAGGAAGCTCACCGCACGTGCATCGGCGGCATTCAACCCGGCAATGCCCATGAGTTTGATGGTTTCCAGGAAGTCAGTATCAGCAATCGTGCCGGACGCGCTGCGCTTGTTGGCGGTATTGGTGATCAGCGCCAACTTGCGGAAGCCGTTGAGTACCAAATAGTTCTCGGTGCCGCCCGGTGTGCCGTCGATGTAGTTGATGTTGGTGGTTGCGGCGGCGTCGGTGTCGCCGTCAATCACGAGCGCGTCGAGGTTCTCACCGCCGCTGCGCTCTAACTGCTGGCGAAGCTGGCTAATCCAGGGGATCAGGCTATCTTCGTTCAACTCTTCCGCCCACACCACACGCGCCCCGGTTTTGCCAACCGTCAGGCTCTTGTTGTCGGTGGCGAGCTTGGAGGCCGTCACGGTGCTATCCGGGATGCCCGTGGTGGCGTTGTTGCCCGTCGTCTGAGCAACCTTGTACCATGTTGGGTCAGCGGCTTCCAGCGGGATCAGCACGCTCTCGGTGCCCTGTGGCACTTCGATAGTAGGGATGCGGCTCGCGACGGGTGCCATAAAGCGGATGCGCTCCCAGAGGCGGCGGCTGTACTCCACTCCAACCCACTCATCGCCGTAGCCCGCTTGGGTGCTATAGTCGAGTTCGTTGGCTTTTGTGGCATGCACCACATCCTGAGGGTCAAGGCCAGCGGCTTTCAGATCGCGGCGTGCCTCTTCGCCCATGCTGCCCTTGTCCTCAGCAACCTTGATCGCTAACGCCTTGAGCGCGGATCGGCTGATGCCGTACTGGCTTTTGCTATCGCGCTTGGCGGCGTCCAACACGCCAGCCAGGAACGCCATGTCCTCCACACCGAGATTGTCGTAGCGGCGGGTGTCGGCAAACTGGGTGACGTAGGGTGCGCCCGGCGTGATCTGGCGGGTATCTACGTCGCGATCCGGCAGGCGGCGAGCCTTGGCAAATTCCTTGGCTTGCACGTTCAGCGCTTGCTGAACCGCAGCATCGACTTCGGCTTGGCGGGCACTGGCGGCGGCGGCGCTTGCGGCGTCAGCGTCGCGCTGCTCTTTCAGTGCGGTTTCAACGGTTTGCCGCGCAAGTGCGGCCATCTCTTCAGCGGTCATGATCGATTAACTCCTGATGGTGCGCAGGCCAGCGGCAACCGCCGCAATAATGGCCTGACGGGCGGTGGTGTCATCTATTACATCCGCGCTCGTGCCATCACCTGGCACCTCTGGCGGTTGGATACTGGAGGGGAGGGCGATCCCGGCTTCGGTGTAGAGTGATTTGAGGACGGGAAACGCACGCGAACGGGGGTGCGCTTGCTTGCGGCTGTCGGCATAATCCCAGGCGCTGATCTCCACCACTGGCCAATAGGTGAGCGTGCCATCCTTCTCTTTGCGGATCAGGTGGCCCGCCGTACCAGGGGAAACGGCGCTATTGCTTTTCAGTGCGGCATTCCACACCAGATCGGCCTCGGGTTTGTCGTTGAGTTTGGCTGTCAGGTAGTGACCATCGGCGCGGTTCTCGCGCTTGATGGTTTTGCCAATGTAGATCGGCTTGGGTGATGGCTTGCCATCGGCCTTGTAGCCGTGGTAGTAGGCAACGGGCGGCGTCGGGTAGTTGTCTAAATCGAAGTCAGTTGATGGGGTGAATGATTCGCCGTGCCCGTCCTTGCCCCACGCAATGCACAATTCCAGGGTACGGTCTCCCAACGCCTTGACGCTGGCATAGACTGCATACGGGTCGTTGGCTGCAATCCCCAGCCCCTTGGCGCTCGTACTAACAGGCTGCCAGACTTCCTCAACCTGTACCCAACTATCGCGGGCAGCCAACGTCACCGCACCGTCTGCGCTCTGGCTGTAGTCGGCTTGGTAGTAGGTTTCGCCGCCATTGCTGCACACTTCGATAATCACAAAGCTGTCGAATACCTCTTCGATGCAGCAGTAGCCATCCCCGGCGCTGAGTTGATATACCGCCCGCGCTACGGCTTCCATTTGATCGCCGAGGCTTTGATCGGCCTTGGCATTCATCGGGCGCGTGTCGGGGCCGGGAGCTTTCGCGCCCATCGCTGCGGCGTGATCGGCAATCTGCTGAATGCGGTTCATATTGGCGCGTGAGATTTTGCGACCTGCCATAGCTTTACTCCAAAACGCAAAAACCGGCGCTTGCGCGTCGGGTGGTTGAACACTCCGAAGGCAAAGCGCCGGTTACATCAGTATGATGGACTCGACTGATATTCGATTACTGACAGTATACCATTACGGGTCAAGCCTTGCGGGTCAGTCCATAGCGCCGCTCTATCCATGCTACGACCATCAATAAAGCTTGGCGAATAACGATCATAAACTCGCGCATCTCGTCAGGTTGCGGTGTTGGTTGGGCTGTCATCGAAACACCTCCCCCACATCATCGGCGCTCGTTGCTCGCTTCAGCCCCGCCCGGATCATCATCGCTTCATCATCGCTCAAGTAATCCGGGTCAAACGGCACATCAACCGACCGCCCCGCCACCAGCGCCTTGATTGCCTTGGTCTGCCAGCGCTTCAGATCTAAGGCTTTGCCCGCTTGTACCATTGCCTCCTGTGGGGGTGCTATCGGTTGCGGTGGTGCGGGTTCTGGCTTTGCGCCCTGGCTCACGGTGCGTGCGTCGGGCGCTAAAGGCGGATCGCCATAGTATTTCTTGCGTACTTCGTCGGTGGTGTGCGTGCGCTCATAGGCGGTCTGCTGCTGAAGCTCAACCAACGTATCCACCCGCCGCACATCGTCAAACGCACAACTCAGCGCAGGGTCGTAGAAGCGGTCTAAGAGTTGGCTTTCAATCGTCTCGGCAACCGCGATATGCTGGGGGTAGATCGCCATGCTCAGAAACGTGTCTTTGCCTGCCGTGCTATTGGCCTCGGTGGCATTCACCGCAAGCACCGATGACAAGCCAGGCGCGAACAGATCGAAGATCTCTTCTTTGGTGAAGCGGCGCTGCTCTAGATATTGCATCTCCTGATGGCTGAGTTGGGTCGTAATCCACTGCACGCCGCCCGGCCCCATATTGCGAAGTAAGAGCATGCGCTTATTCTTGGTACTGCCGTGCTGCTCTTTAATATCGGCTTGCATCCGATTCCAACGGCCCTCATCAATGTTATCAGCAAAGCCCAAAATACCGCCAACTTTGGCGTTATCTTCGCCGTAGAAGTTGGTAGAGAAGCGCTGAGAGGCAATATCGCCTTGCGCATCAATGTTGATACTGATGGTTGCCGCCAGCCCGACATACCGCGAGAGTGGGTTCCAACCCTGAAAATGCACCACCTCCCACGGCTCAAGTGTGACGGCATCGGCGGTTCCGGGCTTGTAGCGATAACCAGATACCCCCATGTTTCCATCGGGGATCGGCGCGATCTGGTTGGCCGGAATAATGAAGATCTCGCTAGGTGGCACGTTCTCACTTGGCGTATTGAGCCACCAGTAGGCGTTGCCGGTTAAGCGCCGCCATGCGAACGTGGCTTCTCGAAACGCAAAGCCAGATTGATGCGAGTTGGGCCGATCAAGCAGCAACTTGAGCGGATGATCTTTGACCTTGCGCTCGTTGCGTTGGATGTGCAACTCGGCACTAGCGGCGGTCTGACTGCCGATCCCGATGGCAATCTGAAGCCAACTCAGTTGGGCGAACAGCCGCGCTTGCTGTTCGACCTGCTCTGCCGATGGAATGGTGTAGCGCTCATCGTTGGCACTGGCCCGCAATCGTCCAGGCGATGGTGGCGGCGTCTCGGCTTTGCGCGAACGGATCTTATCGAGTAGGTTCATCATCGTCTCCATAGCCGGTCAGATAGCCATCGGCAAGCGCACGATAGGACAAGTTAATCAGACGCGCCACCGCCCCGCACAGAGCGCCACAGGCCCACCAGGGATGCAG